GAGCGAGCTGTGGGGACGTGGGGATGGGGACGGAAAGTCAGGTCAGCATTCCGGACGGCGGCGAGGATGCCGCGTGCCGAGGTTGCCTTGCTGATGCCGACGAGACGGGACCGGAACCGGCCGAGGGTGGGATGGATCGTGTTGTTCATGGTGTTATGATTTGAAACGCGTCTTATTTGCGGATCCTCCGAACGATTTCGACGACCTCCTCGGTCGCCTTTGCCACGACGACAGACAGGAGTGCGCAAACGCCCACGATGAAGAAAAGGACTATCACCCACCACAGGGTTGCATACGCCCAGCAAAACACCTCCCCGGGATCGTTCACTTGACCTCCTCCACGGTCCACCGGACACCCAATTCCGGCACATCGCTCGTTTGGATGTCTGCCCACAGCGCCGCGAGACGGGCCACCAGATACGCCCGCAGGCGTCCATTGTGAACGGACCGATGCCGGATCCGACCCGGGCCGAAGTGAGAGAAGGTCCGCACTTCGGCGGCATAGCGACCCGCCTTTGGACTGGGCATCGCCGTGAAAAAGGAAGGCATCACGGCTGCACCTCCATGGCCTTGTCCCACTGGACGGCGCTGCGGTACTCAGCACGCCAGTGGTGGTTGTGGCGGTCCTTCCTCCATTCGCGGAGGCAGTTGGCTGCCCGGTTGCGGGCGGCCTGACGTTGGATGGTGTGCTTGCTCATGTTGCTCATGGTTTGTTGTTGTTCTCTGCCCCGACCACGCGCCACCCAGCGGATGACGCGGGATCGGATCAGGCTGGAATGGATTCAGTGGCCTCAATGTGGATTTCAGGATTTACCAACTGGTTCAGCGTTGCCGCCTCGTTGAGGCCATGCTTCCGAATCAGGCGCCACAGCTTTGCCGAGCGCATCCCGAAGCTAACATTCTGACTGTGTGTCCGGTCGTAAGACCCAACGTTGTATGGGCCAGATGCCTCCTGATAGCGCCTGTAGGCTTCTTTGATCTCCTCGGGCAGAGGCCGGACGACTTTGACCTTGATGCCATGAACATTCGCAAAAGTTGAGCAAAGGTAAGCGAGCTGCTCAGCATCCAGTGTCACCATCGGCTTGCTGTCGAAGAATGCGCTTCCGTTCCAGTAGAGGCGGCTTGTGGAGTTGCGGGCAACGTAGCGGTCGGGGCTCATCGTAGGCTTTGTTTCGTTGTTGTCGTTGTTGACGTGGACAGTTGAGCCGATCCCGTGGTGGGCTTCAACAAAATTCTTACTTTTTCTTACGCTTCCCTAGACCACGATCCCCCGTGTGGTCTCCCGCATCCGCCGGAGCATGGGCTCGCCGATGTCGGGACCGACGCGGAGCTGGGCGACTAGGGCGGCGCCGTCGAGGTTGGTCGTGACGACGATTGGCCGTCCGTCGCGATAGCGCCCGTCCAGCACGTCGAACCAGATGCCCACGGTTGCGGGCGTCCATGGGGCTTTCCCTAGGTCGTCAATGAAAAGGATGTCGGCGCGGATCATGCGGTCCACCCACTCGGTCAACGTGAACGTCCCGCCTGCGTCGCGGGCCTGCCGGTCGAAATCGCCCGAGGTCAATGCGCGGATGGTCTTCCCGGCGTCGAACGCTCGACGAAGGAGGCGCCAGACGGACCGGGTCTTCCCGTGGCCACTTTTGCCTCGGACGATGAGCCCTTGGCCGGTGGTGAGGTCGTGGGCGATGACCTGGGCAAGCTTCGGGAACTCCCGCGTGAGCCGGTCCACGTCGGTCTGGCCCCCCTCGGTGATGGTCCGGAACTCGCGGGGGCAGAGCGCCGCCCAGCGTTCCATCGTCGCAGAATGCCGTTGGTTGGCGTGCTCCTCGGCTTCGCGGCGGGCATCGGCGGCACGCTTGGCCAGAATGCACGGGTCACAGTAGCGGGCTTTGAACAGGATCTTGGCCCGGTCGAACGGCGAGCGCATGACGGCGGCGCCAAACTCCTTTTGGCAGGTCGGGCAGACCGTTGGAATGCGCTCTAGGTCGTCGCTGGGCGTTTCGGGGGCGTCCATGGTCAAAATTCAGCGTCGGCGGGCGTGGCGGTGCCGTAGCGGTTCGGGAATTGGGTCGTTTGCGGCTTCGGCGGGAAGACTCCTGCCCACCCGTTGGCGATGGAACGGGAAACGGCGGCGGCGAAGTCCTCGGCGGATGCGAAATCCCGCCCCCATTGTCCCATGGCCGTTCCGAGGCCCTTGGGCTTGTACGCCTGACGCTTCTCGCGCTTGTAAGCGGTCCACTCGGTCACGGCTCGTTGCCACGGCTCGGTCCGCATCGGCTCCGGAAGTAGAACTCCATCGACGGACCAAGGATGGGCAGCCAATTCCAAGCTTGGTGCAACCAAGCGTGTATTCTTATCCATCTTCTCTTCTCTATCTTCTCCATCTTCTCTATCTTCTCTATCGGTTACCCCATGGGTTAGCGATGGGTTAGCCATGGGTTTAGCTTGGGTTAACCCATGGGTTTTCGGTGGGTTTCTGCGTGGACGTCCTCCGCGCTGTCCGTTTGCCCAGTTGGCGATCAATGAGGCGTTCGCTCCATCCCAGTCGTGGGCAACGAGATGGCCTTCCTCAAGGCGGCAAAAAGTTTCCAGCATTGCAGACCAGAAAAGGCCCGCGTCGCCCTCCCATCGGCAGACGGATGCCAGCACGTCTTGGTCCCAGCCTTGGAACCGCCATGCCTTGCGGGTTTGGCAATGCGCCCAAAGGCGGATGACGTAGATGGGTGCAGCCTCGGTCTTGAGCTTTCGGGCGAGGAGGCGGGTCTTCCAATGGTCCAGAAAGTCGGGTTCGACGATCATAAGCGGAAACGAGAAACCCCATCAGCAACGGGGTGAGAAATCGCGGGAAGGAGGCCGCGAAGCCCGTGACTGATGGGGTGAAAGTTGGTCATACTCCTTCAAGTTTTCAGCCTGCGCTCGGTTCTCACGCCTTACGCCTGCCGGGGTTGGGATTGCGTCAACTCAAAACAGGCTTCCCTGCGCCTTCAAGTTGCGGAGGTTGGCAATAGCCTGCTCCGCGTAGGACTTTTTGAGTTCCGATCCAACGAAGCGACGTCCAAGCGACAAGGCGCCGTAACCCTCCGACCCGATGCCGGTAAAAGGCGAGAAGACGAGGTCGCCAGGATTGCTCCAGAGAGTGATGGCCCGTTCGATCACGTCGAGTTGCAACGGGCAGATGTGGCGCTCGTCGGCCACGTCCCGCGCAACCTCGCCGTTGAGCACGTGCCCTTGGTCCACCGTCATCCAGACCGGAGACGCCACCTCCTGCCACCAGTCCACCGGGAACTGTGCCGGGTCTTTCGTGACCGGAGTCACGCATTCCCCTGGTGCTCGGAAGACGAGCAGGTAATCCGCGCAGCCGACGCGAGAGTCAGAGCTGTCCGCCTTGAGCGTCTTGAAAAGCAGCCCGTGGGCTTTCGTGCGCTGCATTTCGGTCACGGGCGATTTCCAGATACAGATGCGGGAATGGAACAGGAATCCACGCTTCCAAAACGCACGAATGATCTCGCCGGAGAAGTCCTGAAACTCAATCCGGCCATGCTTCCACTTGGTTGAGAGCAGGTCGACGCAATGGACAGCAACCTCTCGACCGGGTTGCATGATCCGCGCAAGCTCTCCGATGAGGTGGTCAAAGTGAACCATGAATTGCGCCATGGAATCGCAGTTGCCCATGTCCTGCGGGTCGGATGAGTACGTGAACAGGTCCGCGAACGGCGGCGAGAAGACAGAAAACCCGATGGAATGGTCGGGGATGGTTTTCGCGACTCGGACGCAATCGCCGTGGTGGACGGTCCACCCGTCTCCGGACGTTGTGTCGATGTCGGTCTTGGCTTCGGTGGATTCTCCGGTGCAAAACCGAAGCTCCTTGGCGGCGATCTTCATTTGTTCCTGCATCTGCTTATGGTTGCTCATTTTCTCCTCAATGGACCGAAGGATTGCGCCCTCGGTGCGGGCTTGGACGATGTACGCGTTGACGGGCAGCTTTTGGCCGAATCGGTAAGACCGGCGAAGGGCTTGGTAGAAGTCCTCAAACGAGTAGGACAGGCCGACAAAGGCCACGTTGCGGCAATGCTGCCAGTTCAGGCCGAAGCCGGCGATTGATGGCTTGGTGATGATGACGCGGCTCTTGCCGGACGAGAAGTCGGCCAGCGCCTTCTGCTTGTGCGCGACGGTGTCGCTTCCTCGAACCTCGACGGCGTCCGGAATCTTGGCGATGAGGTGGTCGGCTTCGTCGTTGGTGTTGCACCAAACGATCCACGCTTCGTTGGACTTGTTGACGAGGTTGGCAACGGCATCAGCACGCGCCGGTGCCGTGATACGCATTTCGCGGTGCATCGTGGTCGCCGATAGCGTCGCGATGCGGAACAGGTCTTCGCCGGTTTCCTGCGACTCGTCGGTGTCCACGATGACGGTTTCCATCCTCAATTCCGGCAGGATGTACCCATCGTCGCTGAATCCGATGTCCGAAGGCTTGGAGACGCACGCGGCCCAAGACGCCAGCCATTTCCAAAACTCTGATTCCGCGTGGCGCTTCAATCGCCAGTCGCCGGTGTTGAAAGTGTCGTTGATGAAGTACGTGCAGAGCATCTGTTCGAGCGTGCAGATGCCTAGGAACTCGGCGTGTTGGCCAAGCTCGGTGTAATCGTTTGGCGATGGCGTCGCCGTGCAGCAGAGCCGATATGGCGTCTGCGAAAAGGCGTCGGTCAGTTCACGCCGAGTCTTGCCGGTGAAGGCTTTCAGGATGGAGCTTTCGTCCAATACGACGCCCGCGAAGTCGGAGCAGTCAAAGTGCTCCAGCTTTTCGTAGTTAGTGATCCAAATGCCGGGGCGGTCGATGTCCTCACTGGATGGCGCCACCGACGCTTCAATCCCAAACTTGACGGCCTCACGTGCCGTTTGAGCTGCCACGGCAAGCGGTGTCAGGATGATGACGCTGCCGCCGGTCTTGCGGTGGACCTGCGATGCCCATTCAAGTTGCTGGGCGGTCTTACCAAGTCCGCAATCCTCAAACAGCGCGGCGCGGCCTTTCCGGACAGCCCATTGCAGAACCTCCGCTTGCCAGTCAAACAGCGGCGCAATGATCGGCAGCGGCTCAAATCCGCGGTTCGGGACGGTCTTCTTTTTTGATGCGATGTATTCCTCGTAGGTCACGGCAGCACCTCCGCGATTCGGATGCTCGCGCCGGGAGTTGGGCCATAGCCCTTGAGCGAGCGGCAAACGACGACAAGGGAATCATCGGCCCAGACTCCTGCCGTTGTGAGCGCGTCCTTGGTTGCTTTGACGAGGTTGTCGAGGTCGGGCTTGCACGTGTGAAACGGAGGCGCCGAGGATTTTGTCGATCCATCGGATTTCGTGTGCGATTTCGGGCGCGGCATCGCAAAGTGGACGACAAGCTTAACGGCTTGGTCAAACGGCGTGACGACTTGGGAGGCCATTGCGGCCTTTGCGGCATCCCGCACAGCCCGCTTCCACTCGTCGGCTGTGCCTGGATCGTAGACGCCTGCGTGTTTTCCTCGGATGCATGCCCGCACTCGCGGCTGTCCTTTCGGGGTTCCTTGGACTGTGAATTCGATCTGTTTCATGGTGTTTGTTTCAGTTCTGGCTCTTGTGCAGTTCTTCCGAAAGCGTGGCGGCAAGGATGGTGCAGACGGACTTAAGACTGGCGCCGTCCTTGTCCTCGATGATTGCCCGAGGAACGCACGCGGTGGCGGTTACGCCTGCGGATTGAGACCGCATCGTAATCACGATTTCCTCCTCCGAAGATGGGTCAAACCGCGGGTGTGG